AGACTTAATAGGTCTATGTAGGCTTTTTAGTTTATTGCTGTTCTTCTTTTTCTCTAGCTTTACGCTCACCTTCAACTCGCTTGTTGTACTTCTCAGCACCTCCCAAGAACCAGTTGTAAGTTAAGTCACCAAAGATTGGCAAAGGTCTGATTAGCTTTGAAGCACTGGCTTCTTTCTCATCATCGAACACATAAGTAGCTGCATCCAAACCTTCACCTAAAGCGTTAACTAAAGGTATAGCAGGCATCACTTGATTGTTCAACCAACCTGTAAAGTCCCCTCGCTGTGCGTAACGTGAATAAGAATACTTATCAAATCCAAACACACCAAGAGTCTGCCACATGAACCTGTTAGGTATACGGTCAGGCTCAATATCTCTACCTCTAATGAAGTCCTTCATAATACTTGTAGAGGTTGTTGTAGCTCCTAAATAGATTGACAGTAACGCCAACTTCCTAAAGCCCTCCTTCTTGTTACCAGACTTTATCTCCTTGTATATATCATTGCGTATCAAGTCATACTGTTTCAACATAAAGGATTTAAGCATGTAGAATATACGACCGTTAGGGTTGTTCATATAAACTTTAGAAGACTCTAGCTTACTGATAGGCTGATACTTAGACAGACGCATAAACAAGAAGTCTTTAACCTCTCTATTTATTTCACCATCCCTTAAACCCTGAACAAGATTATCAACACCTTCATCACCAAAGGCTTCTGACCAATCATCAATAATCTTCTGCCTACCTTTCTCCGTTTTAGCTAACGCTGAATGACGCTTCATAGATGCGTTGATGATAGTCTCTTTACCTAGCCTGTCCGTAAACTGGAAACCAGAATACTTAAACATCTTACCTAGAATGTTAGCCATTTTACTTGTGTCTTGAAACTCTTGCGAAGCTTCTTGCAAACCCAAGTCCATCATCTTCAAATCTTTCTTACCGAAGAACGAACGAAATGCATTCTTAACACCACCTTCGAACATAGCAAAAGCCAAATCCGAGAAGTTAGTTGCAGCAGACATAGGATTAGCAATAGTACCTAAATAGCCTAAGTCACGCAGCACACTAAAGCCCATGTCAGCAGACTGTTCACCCTTACCAAACCTAGCATTCAACAAGTCAATCAACTCATCTTGCTTATCACCACTAACCTTACCACTCTCCACCAAGTCTGTTACAAACATACCTAGTGCATCAGGCTCAGCCTCTAGTTCAAGATAGTCTTTGACTTTCATGTCCATGTCTTTAGCTTTACTAGTATCTATGAACTGATTAGCAAACAACTTACGCTTCTGTACTTTATTAACTGAAGAGGCTATGTAGTATTGCAAAGAAGTTAAAGGGTCTTCATAGTATTTAGCTATGTCCATTGTTATGTCATCAATCTTACGAGACTTAACAAACCCAAACTTAACGCCACGCTCTGACGTTCTCCACATCATTGCTAAGGCTTCATCACCTTTAGTCTTAATAGGCTTTAAGTCATAACCAGATAACACCATATCAGTAACACGAGCTTTTTCTTCCCTTGTTAACTTGCTTACATCGGGTCTACCATCTTCCATTCTACCTGTAAACTTAGCATAGTTATTCCATGCTTCTTCCACTTTAGAACGTACTGCTGAGTTCTGATTAATAGCCTTCATCAAGTTCTCATACTCACCCTGCTTAACAACACGAGGCATATAGTCTTGAACACGATTGATATTAAAGCCTGCATCTTTAAGGTCTTTGTACACATCATCTAACACTGTACGCATTAAGCCGTAAACACCTACATCTATATTCCTACTACGTAAGAAGTTTTCAGTAGCTACTTTACCACGTTGTAGTGCAACAGTAAGACGCTGAGCATCCTCCCCAGTTAACTGTTTAAACTGCTGAGCTACAGGCTCAAGACGCTGTAAGTAATTCTTAGTTTCAGTCATCACCTCACGTTCAAACCTATTAAGCCTACCCCATACAGCCGGGCTAATATTCTTAACACGTGTACTAACCATCCCTAAATAGTCATCAGTAGCTTTAGAGAATGTACGTAGCAACTGACCAGACGATGCTAGACTACTATCATAAAGGTCTACCATCTTACGCTGAATACTACCTATGGTGTCAGCTGCAGGCATGTGATTAGTCATCACTTCAGTTGCCTCTCTAGCGCTCATGCTAAGACTTGCTCTTGCTTTTTCAAATGCCGCTTTAGCACTATCCCCTAACTCAATGTTAGTGTTAATAGCTTTTGACAATCTAATGCCTTTCTTCTTAGCATCACTTACAACAGCTTTAGATACACCTTGTGCAACTTTAGATACACCTTTAGGTATTTTACCTACAGCCTTCACAGCCTCGACAGGTAGCTTGGCTACAGCAGGTATCGCTTTAGCGCCCACAACAATAGCCGTACCTAATTGTAGAGCATCTGTAACAGCCTTGTTAGCATCTACCTTACCTGTTTTCTGTAACTGATTTGCAACAGTATCTAACGCACCGATAGTGTATGCGCTTCCTACCATCTTAGCTGCATTACCAAAAGGCATTGCTACATAGGCAGGGTCAACTACTGATTTAGCTAGTACACCTACACCTGCTGATAACGTATCTTCTTCAGGTATAAGGTCGGGATACTTTTCTTTTAACTTAGCAATCTTAACTTCAGCTATACGTTCTCTACGTTGCTCAGGTGACATGCTATTAAAGTCTTTACCGTATTCAGAAGCATCTAAAAACCCTAGCACTTCTTTAGCGAAACCAAGCGCAGGGCTTAACGTAGCTAATGTTGAAGCACCTGTACCCATCTCAGTAAGAGCATAGTCATTAAGCTTATCTACTAGCCAGTCTGTCTTTTGTGCGTAGTAAGCGAAGTTCTTTAACGACTTGTTATAACCTGAGTAGTATGGTTTGAACGTACCATCTTCTTGTTGCTCTAATTGGTCGCCTACTTCCAAGCCTGCTTCTTCTAAATCAGGGTTAGCTGCAAAGACCTCTTTAGTTATAACCATTCCTTTAGGTTCTTTAGAGTTGTTGCGTAAGTATTTAAAGCCATCCTGTTCAGGGTCAGGAACTAAGTAGTCCCCTTCCATCAACCCTGCTCTACGTAATGGTTCGTTCTCTTCTAATATTTCAGGAGATACAACATAACCACCGTTAGCTAACAGCTCTTGCTCAAACTGCTGTTTCTTTTCTAAGGCTTCCTGCTGAGCTTTATCTTGTATTGCTTTTTGCTCAGCTTGTTTGACAGCCATTTGCTGTCTGCCTTGAATATCAAATTGATTAGGAAGCATTATTCCTCCTCGTTAACAGAACCTGTTAGCTTTATCTTTGTAGGTACTGATGTACTACTCATGTTTTGTTGACGTTGTTTTTGCTCTTGTTCAAACGGATTCTCACCTGCATTCACAAACTTTATAGCCTCTTCAACAGCTGTAATGTTATCAACACCAGAGTTCATTTGAATGTTTAAAGCCATCTGTTTGATAGCTACGTTCAAAGCCTGTACAGTCTGCTCAGGTCTGTCTTCTTTATCTCCAAAGAAAAACTTAGTGATAGCCCAACTGTCTGAATCTTGTTGTTTCAATTCTGCGTAGGTCTTCCTAGCATCGGGACTAAGTTTTGGGTCTGACATGATAGCATTAAAAGACTGTGTAATACCAGAATGCTTATCTTCATTGAATGGTACTATCTTAGGTCTGGGTTTCTTGTCTTCCTTAGTAAAGGCGTATATCATTTCTTTATCTGAGTGGTCATCTGGATTAATGCTAAGAATACCTTCAGGTGTTGACATTAATATACGATTACTTCTACCGTCTTGTCCTTTAGGAGGTAGAATAGTTTGTTCAATTCTACGCTGTGTTTTATTATACAGATATTTACCGCCGTCACTACCTGTTATAACTTGTGTCTTATCTTCCTTACTAGGCGCTGTTAGCATACTACCAATAAACTTATCAGCATCAATAGTACCTGAAGCAACATTGCGGATAACAGAAGCAGCTTTTTGCTTCATCTCCATAGCCTGTTCAGGTGTTGCACCTTTAAGCTGTTTAGCTAGTTGTTGGTTAACAAGGCGAGCTACTTCACCTACACGTTGTTGTTTTTGTTTTAACTGTTGACCCTGCTTTCTCACAGCTGCTAACTCATTAACCCCCGCAGGAGAAGCACCTAACGCACGTTGCGCTAAGTCTCCCATACCTGTGTAGGCCTGTACAATCCCAGACAACATACCGCCACCCTGTGCACGCTGTGCTACCTGTTTGTCACGCAACTGCTGGTCTAACAAGCGAGCTCGCTGTGGGTCTAACATTGATAATAATTGTTCATTTGGTGTAGCCATTATATACCTCCTCCACCTTTGCCATAAGAGCCTAGTATATCACCCATTACATCGTCACCAGACCTTCCAGAGCTCTCTATATTGTAGTCACTGCCGTTAGTCACACCGTCTTGGTCACCTTCTTCGCCAAATAACATTCCGCCAAGCCAACCTAGACCGCCACCTATCGCATCACCAGCTCCACTAAGCAAACTACCGATGTCGAAGCCACCGCCACCTGTGCTACCTGTACCTCCTTGAGCACGTAAAGCATTAGTCAAGGCTTCCATCTGAGACTGACGCATAAGCGCTTCAGCATTCATAGCGTCAACAGTACCCATCATACCTTGCTGACCTAAGTTAGCCAACGTCTGAGCCTGTAGTGTACGTGCGTTCTGAGCCATCTGTGTATAAGGCGAAGCACCCTGTAGAGCCGCAAGCTGTTGTTGCATAGGAATACCTGCCGCACCTAACATACCAGTAAGGTTGTTAATCTGTTGTCCCTGTAGCATATTCCCTAACTGAGCCGACTGACTACCCATGCCGTACGCTGTGTTAGCATTTTGGAAGTCCTGAGCTGTCAATGTACCACCGAGACGTTGAGCATCTAAGCCCATGCCCATCATACGTTGGCCTAACTCTTGCTGTTGAGCTGTTAAGTTGCCACCAATCTGTCCTAACTGACCAGCTAACTGACCTGCTTGTGTCTGACGAGCCGCCTGTGAAGTTGCTAGGTTATCAGCAGTAGATAATGCCTGTAGCGACGCTTGATTCTTAGCTTCAGCTAGTGCTTTCTGCTGTGCAAGCTGTTCAGGTGTTCCACCGTACTGATTAGTCTGTACACCTAAACGACCTTGTGCCGCTAAACGTTCTTCTAAGGCTGTCTGCTGTCTTTCTTCCTCAGGTGCTTGCATAGCACGTATTTGGTCATAAATGCTCTCAGCAGTCGCTGTAGGCGCTCCCTGCATAGCCTGTTGTGTAAACTGCCCTTGAAGACCACCTACAGTGTTAGCTTGTTGCGCTTGGTCTAACATATTCTGACCGACACCTGCGTATTCACCACCTAGGCGATTAGCGAACTGACCTGAGTTAGCTCCTAGCATACCACTAGCCGCACCCATAGCCTGTTGGGTCATTCCTGACATATTAGGAATACCTTGGCCAATCTGATTAGCCATCAGCTGACCTTGCTGTTGTAAAGCCTGTTGAGTAGCATTAGTGCCAAAGTCTATACCTGAACTTGTGACGCCAATGTTACCTGCGCCTGACTTAACAGTGTACGGACGGAACTCAGCGGCTTGACCAACCTGATTAGAGATGTCAGCGGCTTGTTGTCCTAACATATTAGGTAGCTGACGTATTTGGTCAATACCTTCCTGCCCAGCTGTGTAGCTCAAGCCACCAGCAAGGACATTCATAGGATTAGCACCTAGTAGAAGACCACCGATACCAGCCGCTCCTGCTAGTTTGTCCATTGTTCCTGACGACGTAGTCCCTGTGTAATTAATAGGGTTGGTCGCTGTGAACATTCCTGAGTCCTGTTGACCACCAACTGACTGACCTTCTAGCGAGCCGCCCGTCCTTCTAGGGTTAAACACTCTTAACTCACCATTATTCCCAAAAGGGTCAAACGTTTGATTAGGCATAGTGTTACCGCTAGGTAAACTTTGTTGTATAAACTCTGGCGTGACTGTTCCGTTCTGACCTAATGGTGATGGCGGTTGTACGCCTACTTGAGGCATAGGAAGCTGTTCAGGAGCACCCTGACCAAAGGCTTCTAAAACACCCCTACGACCACTTAGGTAATCACCGCCTTGTCCATAAAATAAACTCATTATTGATTCTCCAGACTTGTCAATCTAATCTTTATTTGAGCTATCTCTGCGTTAATAGAACTCAATGTAGCTTGAAGTGAGCTTAATTGTGACGATAAGCTAATAAACTCACTACGTATATTGTTAAATTCCGTGGAAAACTCATTTCCTCTAATAATTTTACCGTCAGCTCCTGTAGGTAAAGAGTCTTTCTGTGAAAAGTCTGTTGTGATGTTATAAGCCATTAGTATGTCCGTCCTATTAAAACTTGGATGTTTATTTCTTGAAGTGAGAATGCATTTCCTCTGACAGCTGAGTCCACTATTATCTTAAGTAGATTTCCAGAGCCTGTTGCGTTAACTCTCTTTGTTGTAATTAAATCTAAAGGGTTGGTGTATAAAGCATCTGTATTAAATTCATCAACACCAAATTCAGCTGTATCCGGAAGTTCAGGGATGTTTATTGATGAGGCACTCCTAGATGTCGAGAAGTCATATGACCACCCCACAGTACACGTAGAACCTGCACCACCAATTATAGTAGGCGTTATCTTTTTAAGAAACTTAATGCGTGAAGGGTCGCCAAAAGATAATGGATTACTATGATACCTACAAACATAAAGAAACCCGTTGTCTGTGTAGCCTGTGTATTCACTAACACCTAACGAACTACCTAACAACAGCCTATCGTCCTGTGTAACACATGCGCTTTTAATGTCTACGTAGTAAACCCAACGTGTTGCTCTAAATGCTCCATTTTCTAAAGCACCTCTTGTATCAAAACAATAAGCCACATCTTTATGTGTCAATAGTAACAAGTAGAAACCATCTGTAGGCGAATATACAGCCTTTGCATCTAAGTAGTTACCGCCTAGCTCTGAAAGCAAATCGTCTCGTACATTACGACTAATGTCATTTATAGGGTTTGACTTCTCTTGTATCGTACGACCTAGCGCCATAACGCCTCGACTGCTTAGGAACAACAAATCGTTACCTGTGGCTTTAACTGTCTCTCTAGCTATACAGCCCACACCTGACACCGTATCAACTAATGACATATTGGCAGGTGAGTTAGCGTTCTGATAGAGGACAATAGAGTTACGACCAAAGATAGCTAAGTAGTTATTCCAAACAGCCAGTGCTGTGATTTGGTCAGCACCGTCAGGCCATACTTTGTCTAGGTCTAGTGAGCCAGAACTACCAGTAGTCCAGCTGTGACCTGTTAATAAATCAGACCAATATACTTTGTTATACCCTGAGGTTTCGTCAACAGCCCATATACGGCCGAAAGCACTTATGGCTACATTACCCCTAGGCTGGAACGTAGAAGCGCCTGTGACGTCACTGATGGCCTGTAAGCCGTCTGTATCGTTGTATACTAACGTTTCTTGTCCTGCACTAAAGAAGTAAGCGTTATCATTAAAGTTAAACGCTGTGTATCTGTTGCTTCCTACGGTATATCCTGAGGGAGTTATCTCTGTTAACGTCGTAGTTCCTTTAAAAACTTTGCCGTTTCCTACGCTGATGATTTCTGTGTTACTGTCCTCATCCTCATACTCATGTATTGTTTCTATCTGATTACTTCCGAGTATAGTGGCAGAGTCTGTCAGTGTATAGAACCCCTTGCGAGAGCCTATACGACCAAAAGAGTCTATAACCATATTATCAGCTACTGCCGCATACTGTGGGTCTCCTATCAAAGGACTATCTTGCGTGTTAAGCCCTTTGAATGCCGGAGCGGCTATTGTTATGTTCTGTAAAGGCTGTGCCATGCTTACCCCACATAAAATATAGTTTCTTCAGGATGCTTTGCAGCGTCTAAAGATATAGAGTCAGACAATGACCTATCGGCTGTTAGGAATAACTCAGGAGTTGACGTGCCTCCGGACTCTCCTCGCTCACGAGTAGCCATAGCTGTTGCTAAATGTATAATAGGCAAGTGAGGGATAACGACATTGTCAGTATCTGCTGAGAGCTGTTCAGTTCTTGACACAATGTTAAAGCGTAATAAGTAAACACCATTAGGGGGTGGATAAACATCTACCTGTGTATCACCATTCTCGTCTACACCGTTGAATGTGTAATTACGAGGGCTGCCGCTTTCTGGGTTGACATTTAAATACTTGTCGTTAAACCATGTTTGACCTCTGTATTCCATGAAGTTATTTGACGTGTCATTAATAACATCTAAAACTTTAAGGTTGTTTCCTGAGTCTGTTAGCACATAGTTAAACACACCATCTTCTGTAGTGGCTGTTGGCGTTGTACGTAGTGCCGACCAGTCCCATGCTTCTTCTACTTGTTTCAAGGCGTCATTAACAAATTCACCAATTAACTGTGAATAGCTAGATTCAGAGACGGAACTAACGGTGTCTTCTCGTAAACGTATTAATACTTTGTTTACTAGTTGTAAATAAGTCATCGCTTATCCTCTTAAATAAGGGTTTGACAAAGACTCGTATTCGAAACCTTTTGTCATTTCTGAGGGATCTAAGGTTATATTAGTTAAATCCACATATTCGTCTTTTGGTGCTTGTTGTGTGTTACCTGAACCACCTGCCGCACCGCCTAGTAAGACGCTTGCAAGGCCTCCTAAAGCGTCCTTACCTTTATCAACCAGTGAGTCCCCAGCGGCTTCAGCGTCCTCTTTAGTACCCGGAATAGCTCGTATGAGTTTGTCTACTGGTTCATTAATAGTCTCAGCGGTTTCTTTAATATCCTCTATATCACCGGGCAGCTCCCTGATAAACTTGTCAGCTCCTTCATTGACTTCTTTGACAGTATCTAAAACAGGAGTCACTACGTTTTTATCTATAGCATCTATACCATCTTTAAATGCATCTACAATTGGCTGTAAGCTCTCAGGAAGTCCAAAGCCTTCTGTGTCCATGTCTAACTCAAACTCTCCTAAGGCTAAACCACCGCCGTCTTTAAAGTATGCCTGTATACCGTTCTGCAGAGCCTCTGCAGGTGTTGCACCTTTTAGTACGCTATCGGATGCTTTAATAATACCTGTGGCAATACTGTCGGCATGTTTCATGACTATATCACTGTCTGGAAAGTTTTCCATTAACGTGTCTGAGGCGAACTTTCCTATGCTAGGCAGGCCTGATAACTTAAGACCACCTTGTACCACACCTATAATATCTTTTTTATCTATGGCTTCCACTGTCTTAAGAACCGTGTTCGTAGTGTTTAGCAATTCGGAAGTAGCCTGTAGGCCTGAAGCGGCTGATTCCGATAGAGTAGCCATGTGTGCGGTGTCTGATAAAAGTTTAGTACTTTCACCGGCCGCACCAGCGATACCTCCCATAACAGCACTCTTAAGGACGTCACCGGCATCACCACCCTGTAGTTTTGTGACACCGCCTGCTACAATCCCTTTACCGATACCAGCGGCTATCATAGAGTTACCACCGGCAATTCCAGATATAGCTGAAGTACCTGCTAAAGCAGTCCCAGCGCCAGCTGTCAGGGCTATCGTCGCAAGAGGTACTACTACGTCCATAACGTCCATGGCTGTCCCTTCTTTAACAGAAGATAACTGCGAGTACATTATGTTTTCAACTACCTCGTCTACGTCAGTGCCTTCAGAATACGCCCCGGGAGCTTGTGCCCATTCTGCATACTGTTGTGCCTGATTTAACTCAGCCTCACTGGCAGAGCCTTTTCCTGACTGCAGTGAGTTATACTGATAGTTTATACCCTCTAGAGTAGATGGTTTTACTTGGCCTACTTCTTGTATATCTTTTGTGGCTTGTTCTATAAATTCAGATTTAGTTAAAGTTTTATTAGCTTCAGACTGAGCAGAGGTATTACCTGCAGGGGCATAAGTCTGCTGTGTTAACATACCTGTAGGAGGCGTAGGTGTCTGCTGAACAGGCTGTTGAGATTGTTGTGTTAACATACCTCTATTGTTAACTATTGCTAATGGGTCTGTAATAGACATGTTATTCCTCTCTATATAGGCTTTAAAGCCTACTTTATAATAATGTTGTTTGTAATTGTCATAACAACATTTCTATTTAACGTTAAAGACTATATAGTAATATTATAGCATAGTTTTTAACAAAAGTCAAGAACTTTCTACCATTTACTTTTGTTAGCCCAATAAGCTGCTGACATCTTACCTTTAGCTATGTTCTTAGCATGACGGGCTTTAAACGACTTCCTCCGGGCTTTCTCTGCCGCTGTCGTAGGGTTCTTACCTGCACCTTTGACACCCTGTTGACCATAACGAATGGTCTTAATTTTGTCGCCTTCTTTAGCCACTACAACATGAGACTTCGTGGGATGATTAGGCGTTCTCTTGGGCTTATTATACCCTGAGACACCTGCACGTTCTAACCTACTATCTTTCTTTTTAGCTGGCATGTTAGCCTCCTTGGATAATAGCGTCATACTCAATAAGACTTACAACTATTTCAATAGAGTTATTAGTACCTGCTGACGCTACAATCTGAGTGCCTTCAGGTAACATTATAAAGTCATTGACGCCACCGCCCATCTTAATAGTTTCTTTAGCGCCTAAAGAATAAGCACTATATAGAGGTGATGTAGCCCCTTGACGACTAATAACTAAATTAAAGGTAGTTGTAGAGCCTCCGTAATTGGTCACATACAACATGACCCATTCCGCTTTTTTATTGTCAGGTACTGTATAGATAGGCCAGCTAGTTGTGCCTAAAGTACCGTAAGCGCTTTTCTTAATCATTACTTAGCCTTCTTCTCTTTCATCTTAGACTTCTTAGGAGAACACTTGCCTGACTTGCACTTTGGAGCTTTATGTAGTTTACAGTTCATAGTTATTTACCTCTTAGTTTCATTAGTTTATCAGCTCCTCGTATACCGAAGGAAGCACTGACAGCCATAAATAATAAATATTGATACCACTCAGGAAGAGTATTGAGAGCTGCAAAAGCCTCTTCAATTCTCACGATGTAATATGGGTCAAACATAGCACCATAAAAGACCAACACTAAAGGGATTGCAAAGATGACTGTCCAGAACTCGTCCTTCCAAGAGTTGACCGAGGCTTGTGCCATAGTCTCTTCCCATTGTCCTCCCTGCTTAATGACTTCCATCTTAGCCTGATGTTTAGCCTGTTTCTCTTCAGCCTTGTTACTCATGTAACCACCGGCTAAGGAGGCTACAGAGCTAATTATAGTGCCAATCATATTACT